GCCAGCGTTATAGGTAATGCGAAAGCGCGGGTTATACGGCCCAATCCAGAGTGTCCACTGACTGCCGAGAAAACTATAGGAACTTGCCAACAAGTAAATGCGTGCTGGCATCTGGCTGGTATCCACCACGTATGTAGTCGTATCAATGGCCTGAAACTGGCCCGGACTCGTTTCCCCTTCAACCAGCATCACCGATTGGGTAGGCGGCATCGGCATTTCCAAGAGATTGCCGCCACCCAATCGGGCCGGACAGTGGACCAGCTGGCAACAGGTCAATCGTGAGCATTGCCTGGATAACCTGTGGAGCCAGCGAACGCCGTGTGTAATTTTCCGCGTACTCTCGTGCCTGACTGATGAACATCTGAATCAACAAATCTTCGTCAGGATAATCAATGCGCATGTACTGCTTCATCTCCGCAAGAGAAACCGGCTCCGCGGTCGCGGGAACAGGCACAAGCACTTGATACGACACGGATTACCTCCTTACCCGGCAGCCGTTGGAGGCTCAGGCGGATTGACAATTGGAGTCGGTGCAGCAGTTGGACCACCATCAGGCTCCAGTGGTGGATTGACAATCGGTGTAGGAGCAGCAGTTGGGCCACGGTCTTCCGGCGTTACTTTTGTTTCAGACGGTCCAGGCGCTTTTGCAGCCAATGCTTTTTCAGCAGCGGCTTCTGCGTCAAGATGTGCCTGCTCCGCTTCACGAGCAGCAGCTGCTTCCTGCGCTGCCTGTGCAGCAGCACGTTCTGCGGTTGTACTTTCGCTGGTTTCTTCGGCTGCACCCTTTGCCTCCTCTTCAACCGCGGCCCCAGGCACGGCCATGAAGACATCTGCGAGTGCCTGCGTCATCGGCCAGACGCCGATTGCATATACCTCATCTTTATGAAAAGTATGGATATAGGCACCATCAGGTGAGCCATCCATATCTTTGAGCATCTTGATATTCATCGCATTCCTTCCCGGTTTTCGTGGCGGCATACCAAATTGATGCCACCACGAAGTTACATCCGTTTTCCAGCGCTTAAACAACTGCCACCGGCTTGTGCATCGCTACGCCGCAAATCGCTACCAGGCTGTATATACCACCGGTCGTCTGACCAGACAGAGTGTCAATCACGCGCAGGTAGCGTTTCCCACCGATGTAGCCCACTTTCTGATTGCCGTTCACCACCGATGTGACCGCGACAAACGCACCTAGAAGATCGCCCGCGCCGACCAACGTATAGTTGGCCGTCACGTCAGTATCGGATTCGTAGACCGCCAGTGTATGCGTACCATCGGTGATCGTGCCGCATAACAACTGGAGCAGGATGCCCTCGTAGCCATACGTATCAATCGTGGTCGCCGCTGCAATCGCAATACTGGCCGCGTGCGCAGCTGGCGCAATTGCTACCTGTGTGCCTACGCTCAGGTTGTGGTAAAGTTCTCGTTTTGCCATGAGAGTATGTCCCTTTCGCGCTTATGCGCTAACAAGCACTTTCAGAATCGCTTCCGGCAGGACGACCTGACCGCCGACGCGCTTGCGTGCGATAAAACCAATCTGACCATAATCCGCGTAGCGCTCAGTGAGTCTTGTCATCACCATCTGTACACGGTCTACAATCACATACGCCCGTTTGATATCACCAAAGATGATCGGCGTGGAACTTGCCGCAATCGCAGGCATATCAGGCGTTTCCACATATGGATGGTCGAGAATGGTATTGGGAATATCAGATGCAATACCCGGCTGCCAGAGGTACTGACCATAGCTGTCTTTCAACGTGCGGATAGCGCCAAGTGACGCACGGTTGAGCAGCCAGACGGCATTTTTCGCATACGCGCTTTTCAGGGTATAGGCAATGCCGATAAGACCATCAGCCGTGACCAGGGTAGCGCTTCCCGTCTTCACCGTGGCAACATTTGCATTCGTCAATAATCCTTCTGGCTTGCCGACACCATTACCAACCACGAAGGCCGCACCTTCAGTCACCGCGAACTGCTCAGCAGACTCCATCTGAATCTGCTGTGCCATATCAAAGTAGGCATCTTCCATATCGGCATAAGTGATGAGCACGAGCGCGTACATTTCGTGTGCCAGAATCTCTTCCTGACCATACTTGAGTCCGGTTGTTTCGGTGCGTGCCTGTTGCTCTGTTACCCACTGGGCAGCAAAGGTGGCAGTACGTGTTGGATAGAGGATAGACTTGTTTTCAGTTTGTCGAACGGTGGCAACGTCGCGAATAGGGGAATACAGAATAATCGTTTTGATGATATCCTGTACAAAATCCATTGGTGCAAGATAGCCGCCGCCGGTATCATCTACCGCTTGAAGAGCCTTCGCTTCACCAGGAGAGACAATCTTGACGAATTCTTTCTCTTCCATCGAAAGCGCACTATACCCTTTGGTCAGTGCTTTCGTATATGCATCAATGGAGTTCTTTTTTGCAATGGCTTTTTCTTCCGCTGAAGTACTCACACTCATGTGCGGACGCTTCATTTGCGTTTCCAGCTGCGTGATGCGGTCGTTCAGCTTTTCCTGCGCCGATTTCGTTTCCTGAGAAATCTGGCCGTGCTGCTTGATTTCTTTATCCTGCACCTCCGAGGTGCTTTTTAATTGTTCCCAGGTGGTACGCATTTCGTCGTACATCGCCTGTAAAGTTGCTCCCATAACATAAAACTCCCGTACGAATAGGCAAAAAACATTTCGGTCATGCGTGCGCACATGAAGTGGAAATGCTTTCCGGCTTCGTACGGGAGTGCTGCGGAGCGGCTCCATGCATTCTTGGTGAAGCTCTTAGAACTTCGGGTATTCCTTGTTCGGGTCTGCATCATTGCGTCCAATCGCGGACGCCGTGCCGCCCCAGGCTGGCTGCTGCACGCCGGAAGGCGCTCCGGCGGATTTACTGCCAACGGTATTCAGCAAACTCATAGGCGGCGTTGGCTTGTTGGCCGGACCAGCACCTTGATCTGGCGAAAGTTGTCCGGCAACGGTGGAAAGCAAACCAGCATTTGGACTTGGCTTATTAGGCGGTCCACTGCCCTGATCTGGCGAAAGGCCGCTAGAACTGGATGAGCCGCTTCCAGAAGCCGACCCGCCATTAAACAGGGTCACGGTGGTGCTATTGCTTCCAA